CCAAAAGCATCTGAAATTGGACAAAAAATAGGATATGGGGCGTTGCCCGCTATCGAACAAATACCAGGCGGAATTTCTCAAGGTTTGAAATCTTCATATGCAGCTTTACAAGGACAACCTTACCAAAATCAGCAAGCTCCTAATGAATATGGGGCGTCAGCAGGTCAATCTATTGGCCATGGCATAGGTCAAGGATTGGCGGCAGCTCCTATCATAGCTGCTTTACGTTCAGGGTTTGGGAGGATGGGGCTTAAATCCTTACCATCTACCACGGCAGCGACCGCTGGAGGATTTGCTGCTACAGAACCAGGTGGTATTAAAGAAAGAAGTCTCTCTGGGGCTGAGGCAGCAGTGATACCATTGGGATTTAAAGCTTTAGGCGCACTTCCTGATTCAATATTGAAAAATATATTAGGATTAAAAAAACCATCTGAAGGAGCATTAGAAAATGCTATGAAGCAATTGCATAATTTAACTTCCGAGGAAAAATCTTTAACTTCCGAAGCTTCTCATAAGCTTGGAAGCAAAGATCCAGAAAGGTTAATGTTATCTGCAAAAGAAAAACAGGGACAATTATCTAATGCATTAAAAGAGCATGAAACTATTAAACCGGAAAATTTTGAGACGATGCTGCCAGATACAAGGCATGAAACGATTATTCCAAAAATAAAAGAACAACTTGAAGCAGCTACTAAGGAAGCGAAAGAATATTACCAACCCAATCAAAATCATGGTAGACGCGCTTCAACTGAAATTGTTGATGCTATAGAAGGTAAATTAAATAAAGACACAGGAGAGCGTTCAGGAGGTATAAAACAGGAATTAGGTGACTTATACGATGAATTTAACAAAGATTTAGAAAATAAAAATGTCCAAATTTTTCAAACCCCAGAATTAAAAGAAATAAAGATAGCCTTAGAAAGAACTTTTGGACAGTCAACTGATTTGGATAAATTCAATAAAGATTTATTAATAAAATCATTTGGTAGCAATAAAAATATAAACGCCAAAGATTACATGACAGGCTATAGGGAGATTCTTCGTCAAACACAGGAAGCTTATAAAAAAGCACATTCCCAGGGAATCAGCCCCAAGGCTCATGATGATTGGATTAAAAGAGCCCAAGAATTAGAAAATACTTCAGGAAAAATGTCTTCTATCATAGAAGAACAATTAGGTGGAGAGCATTTAGAAAAACTAAGAGCTATCAATAAACGTTATGCTACTGAATATGCTCCTTTATATAAAAATCCTTTGTATCAGGAGATGTTGCAGCACGGACGCACATCAAAAAATATCGCAGAACATCTTTCTGGAACAACTTCTGGTACGGATATTTTAAGAAATCAAGTAGCTAAAAATCCAGAATTACAAAGACTTATTGTTGGCCAATCTTTAGGTAAAAATTTAGAAGGCATAAAAAATCCAAGTGAAAATTTAACTCCATATATGCAATTAAATCCTAAGATTTCTGAAACTTTACAGAAACACGCTGCAACATCTCAGCAACTCGAACATGCTGAAAAAATAGTTCCTGAATTAGAGAAAATTGCCAAACAAAGAAACGAAGAGTTCAAGCTACGTCAAAAAGAACAGGATAGACGGAAAACATTAGAAGTTGAAATACCCAAGTTACAATATGAAATAAGAGAATCGGAAAGATTAGCTAATGCTATTAAATCAAAAATGAACGATAAAAAATTATCCAAAGAAGAAGTTGATAGGCTTCAAAAAGAATATGATAGGCATATTAAAAATAGGGACGCTATAAAAAATAAATTAAAAGGAGCTCTATATACGACTACCGTAGGTGCACCTTTAGCTTACGGCTTATACCAAGGAAAGAAATATTTAAATGAGCTATTCGAATGACTGATGAAGCTTATATCAACCATGAAGTTCGCCTAAGAATGCTCGAAGAATTAAACCGAGAAATTCATGACAGCATTAATGAACTTGAGGTTAAAATTGATACAAGATTCTTGCTTATCATAGGACTTGTGATTACTTCTATTTTCATTCCGGTTGTGTTGCATTATTTGAGATTGACTTAACCATTTAGAGATTGTTCTCGACATGGTTGTGTTTTTTTAGGTAGTCTATGGCGGATTGGAGGATGCTTATATTGTCTTTAGCTCTTCCGATCGAAGTATTACAGTCATGACATAATAATCCTCGATTACTATTACACAAATGGCAATGATCAACACACAAAGGCGCAACATGACCACCCCTGCTTATTAATAATTCTTCTTTTCGGCATATAGCACATTTGTTTTCTTGTTTTTCAAATAAAAAATCATAATCTATTTTAGATATTTTTCTTCTATTCAATATTTGTTTCTGTCGCCTACAGAATAAACATTCTATACGTAAATAAATACTATTTTTTTCTGTCCTAGTTTTATCTATTGTTAATGGTCCACACATCTTACATATTTTTATTATTTCCGGCATACATCACCATGAATTATTAAATAATTAATTGCCGATTCAATAAATTCAATGGACTCATGAAATTTACCTATCATTACATTACAATTATGACAAAGAAATTCTCGAATTTTATTGGTTTTATGATTGTGGTCGAGACATAGACGAGCTATTTCACCTGCTCTATTTTTACGAGTTTCTGATTGTTTGCAAATTGCGCATTTGTAATTTTGTGATTTTAAAATTGATTGATATTCATTTGTAGATATTGAACGGACCCGACATATCTCAACAACATTTCTAAAAGTTCCTTGTTTTTCCCTGGAATTTTTTGACCATTTTCTATATTTTTCTGGATTTTTCTTTCTGTCTTCTCTGGTTCTAATATTTTCGATTGGCTCAACATCAGTTATACCATTTCTATAATCTTCTCTTGCTTTTTTTTTCGAAGACCCAGCTGACATTCTATGACATAATTTGCATCCATGCACTAATTTTGAACTTCCTCTTCTGTTGCGGATATAAGAACGTATTTGATCGGAAGAAAGTTCACCATGTCTATTACAATGCATAATCTTTTCTCTGTTTGGAAAATTAGATTATACAATGAACTCCATCCTTTATCAATTAACTAAGGAACCCACCCGTGACCGATATTGACCATGCCCCAGTTGAGAACGCCACTTCTACTGGAATTAAGAATTGAACCCTTCTTCATTGATAAATCTGGGGGCTCCATATACATTAGTTTTCTTTCATAAGATTTTAATGTGGCCATCGCTTGAGGAGCAAATTCCAACCCGTATTCTTCACACATTTTGGCTGCCAATGCGTACCGCAAATATTCAATGTAGCTACTGTCATATCCTTGATTTGAAGTATTTATAAATGTGTATGGAACTATAAGGGATGCATTAGTTAAATCAGTATCTAGAGATACATCCACCAAGAAAAACTTAACCATCATTTTCAATGGATATGCTGATTCTGGTTTAAAATAGAATCCTATTGTCCCGCCACCTTGTCCCCTATTAAAATTCCAAGAAAAGGGTAGAGAACTAATATTATCCACTCTAGCAGAACCAAAATAGTTAGTACGTGATACGCTATTGGTCGGGTATCTAACTGTAGAAATATTAAACGTCGCTGACTCTACTAATGCCACGTAAGGCAAATAATAGAACTCTTGGTCAGCAACCATGGGCATTTCAATATAGGTATAATAAGGGATTAAATCGGTCTCAACTTGCTTAAAATCCAGCAAAGCATTAAGCAAATAAAGACCATCGGTGATTTGATCACCAGTGGGATACTGCAAATTTCTAGCAACAATACCAGAAAGAAACCATGACCTAGTTATCAACTCTTGAGCTGTATAAGACATGGCTTCCTCCAGAAAAATTTTATACTTCTACACTAAATCCAGTCACATACAAACTCATACTATCAGATGAATTGGTTACAGCATAATCTATGAATGGTGATCCAGAAACGATGGGTCCGGTATTTAATACTACTTGTTCTGAAGTTGTAACGCCAGTTACCTGACAATATATTATGACATAGTTACTTCCATCATTAACGCCATTATAAAGCAGACCTAAGTTACCTACTGTTGCACCTGCATAAACAGCTTGTAATCCTACTTCTACTGAATTTGCATACGGAACAAATGGTAACAGGGGTACAGCTGTCGGGCCACCGGTAGCATTACCTCCAAGAAGTGCTTGAACTTGGCTTGAATAATAGAATTTAATATCATTACTAGAACCTAAATAAGTTCCAGACCAAAAATGTGAGCTGCTATTAGTTGGCCAATATCCAATCAGTCTCATTGAGTCATAACCTATAGGCATCAGAGGAACTGAATTTGTATCAACTGTAGCTATACATGCTGTCGGCTGATAATATCTTGAATCTCCGATGAGATATATTGCATACATAGTGCTTGCTGCAATGCTCCCTTTATCGAGGCCATTAGCGCCATTTATTGTCATATCTAATACCAATGGCGCGGTCACCAATTGTCCTTCTACATTTTGCGATCCAATAACCAAATCAATAACATTGTTTGAATCTCTACATTGACCGACAGATATATGCAAAGAAGTATTGCTTACTTTAGAAAGAACTAATCCATTTTTATATAAATTTGGCAAATTAATAACGGGATAACTTTGATCTTGTGACATATTTGTCTCCAAAAAAGTAAATTTGTTTATTAGCCCTGTGACAGAGGAATGATATAACGCATTGAATATTCTGGAACAATAACAGATCCATGAGTTTCATCGTAAATCATACCTGTCTGGTTTTGACCAAATAATGAGCCATATGTCAGCCTCAATGAACAACCAGTATCTTCATCGTATTCATTTGCAGTATCATAAGGTGATTGTTCAGGTAATTGAGGCATCGCTAAATAGAATGCTTCCCCTCCTAAAATGCCACCACATCTATGTGATGGAAGACCGCTAATCTGCATGCCGGCTTGAATAGGATTGTTTAGGTTTTGATTTTGACCACCAGCCCAGTTAAGAGCAGGAGTGATAGTTATAGTAACATCTCCACCACCAGTGGCAGCAGCATCTGCGGTTGCCCTAAATTGAACAGGATTAGCACTTGGGAAATGACCAATAAATGTTAAATAACGCATATTTGGAAATCCTGATACGCCGTCATTAAATTCAAACAAGTCACCAGAAAATACTGCCTGAGCATCACTAGCTGTAGCCCCAGAAACTGTAATTTGAGTGACATTTTGTCCTGTTGGATCATTAGTACTTACTACAGTCAATACTTGGCCTAAAACTCCAGTATTTCCAGAAATGTGAATAGGCATTAAGTTTGACTGATAATAGTTAACTAAAGGTGTACCAAAATCGCCAACTTCCCAAGACATAGCAATGTCATCGTTACGATGAGGAACGAATTGATTTAAACCACTACCAACAATCGCAGGAATAACTGTATCTGGCAGATAAACCTTAATACCTTCAGCCACAGATCCATAGTTCTTAAATAGCATGATAGCTTGAGCCAATTGCTGATAGGAACTTAACGCTGTACTACCATTACCGAAGAATCGATAAGGGCCCGAGAAAGTATTCAATGTACCATCTAATTGGCTTCTAACACCTGAATCCCAGTTTTGAGCAATATTACCTTCAACTTGAGTAGCTAATTCAGCAATAAAACTCTTACCAAACACACGCATATAATCTTCTTCACCTTTTTCTAAGTTGAAAATGCGTTGTTGTGAAGTTACGGCAAATGAGCTGTTGTTTGCTTGGTCACATGCCAATGTTTGCACGCGCTGAACAGCTGGCTGGAAAGCTGCCACAAGACCGGCAACAGTCGTGGCTCTTGGTGGTAAGTCAAATGTCACCACAGACCCAAGATTTGCTTGGATTTGATCAAAGTCTTTAAATTTTGTATTAGCTGTACTGATATGGCAGCACAGGTTTTGTAACAAAGCTAAACCCGAACGTTGATAGGTTTGTACCTGTTGTAAAATATTATTGGGAAATACGGCCATTTGGGCTACTCCTAGCTACTGTTAATAGTTCGGATAAGATATAAATGACCTGAATGAGAATTAAGCTCTGTATTTGGCTTTTAAATCTCTCATCGACAGCGCATTTTTACCTGCATCCGTTCCGACGTTAGTAGGGCGCTGTTGACTTAGTGGTGCATTAGGGATTTTGTAACTAGAAGCAGTCTCATTGCTCTTGATAGAATCAGAAAGCCTTTTAGCCTCTGCGTAAGCCATTCTTGGCGAGCGTTCAGCAAGTCTTTCCAATTGATCTAATTTGAAAGGATTTTTTCCCAATTCGTATAATACATCAGCCGAATTTTCCAAACTTTCAGCGAGAATTTGAACAGAATTAGGAAAAGCCTGCAAATCAATGCTATTAGTTACTTTGTCAAAGTCTTCATATTTCTGCTTACCAGCTTCAATCTTATCCCAGAAATTTTTTACAATTCTCTGAGCCTGTTCTTTTTCGCTTCTCGTCTGCCATTCTGAACGTTCTTGGTCACGAAGCCTTTGAGCCTCTTCTGCAGCTAACTTTCTAAATCTTTCTTCACTCATTTCCGAGTGTTGAGATTGTGGCTGATAGCTTTGTTGCTGAGATTCTAATGAGCGCTTATATTGCTCAACAGCTCTCGAAGCTGCTTCTTGGGATCGCTTACCAACAATGTCATTAACTTCAGACTGTTTTAACATCTTCTCTTGAGGAGCGGATGTTTCTGAAACAGAACCAGTATTTTGAACCGGTGCCGATGTATCTAAACTTTGTCCTATTGCATCTTCCATCAATTACGTCCTCTGGTTATTAACGCCACCACGCTGATTTCCCCAATTTTAAGTATGGGTAACTTAGCCTTTGCCCGCTGCTACGGTAGTTTTCAACCTCGCTATATGTCACGAGTCTACATACAAACAATTGTTGATTAGACTTTAATTAATAATGATTTATTGTTCAAAGGTTGCTATAATCGATTAACATTTTTAACAAAAATAGAGGGATTTATTTATGATTAAGCTCATGAATGAATTGGTAATGACAGATAAAGAAGCAGCGGAAAGGTATGGCTACTCCCAGTCTTGGTTTAGAATTATGCGCAATAAAAAGAAAGGTCCACCTTATCTTCAAATGAAAGGAAAAGGGAAAGTTTATTATTATGTTGAAAAAACAGATGAATGGTTTAAAGAAAATATGGTGGAGAAATGATTGATATACGTGACTTACCATTATCTGATGAAATTATTTATATCTTAAAATTTAGAGGAAAAATACTGGTATTGCCTCAATTATTGGAAGCAACTGAGGCTGAATTGTTATCCATACATGGAATAGGTAAACAACAATTAAAATACATTAAAAAAGCTATTTATTGGTATAGAAAATCTAATGAAATAAAATTGGAAAAAGATGATTTATTAGCGGTCTTAAGAAACACTATAATTAATGAAATAAAAGATTTAGTTCAATTTCCCATGAACAATATCAATCATGAAATAAATGAATTTAGAACTATTTTATGCGAACAATACAGACTTATTCAAAATATTGAAATTGAGAAATCTCCAGAAGGAATAATCAGAAGGATAAATGAAAAAATACCTGGTTTTTCATCAACAATATTTGATATCTATAAAAAACTAAATGAATCATAGATAACCCAATCGTACTCGCGCAGAGGATTGGGCCTTGTTATATATTAATAAGGAACAAAAAAATATATTTTCATATTACCATTCATTGGAACCGTATTATTATTAATTAAAGTAATCTGACATGAACCATTAGTACATGGACTTAATAGAGTACATTCAATATTAGTAACAGTGTTATCTCCATATTGAGTTTGCAGCTGTATATTACCATCGGCTTTTAACAAACTATTATTCAATGTAAAAGTATACATTGCACCACCTGCGGTAGTTAAAGTATTGGTTTGAATAATACCAGATTGATTATTTATTGTTACAGTATCTCCGCCCCCTATAGTTTGGGGGAATGTATGATCAAAAACTATTTCACTTCCCGTCTGCATAGTCGACGTTCCAGATGTTGAAACAAACCCACTGACTGGAGATCCTCCATCGGCAAGAGTTCCGGCATCGCTTCCAGCTACTATTAAATTTCCGGCAGGCACTGTAACAGGATTTGATGGAAAAACAGGGATGGTAGCAACGCCGATAACGGGATCTGCTAAAAAATAATTGCTATTCTCTGAGAGAGAATCCAAGCTTAATAAAGATGCTGCAGATGAATCTGGTGTTTGTTTAATTATCACGGCAGTTGCTTCCGCATATCCGTTTACAATTAAAGGTCCATCCATATTATAATTATCATTTGTAACTTGTTCTCGGATGCTTCCGTTTGCATCTGAAAAAACCGGTACATAATTAATTTTTGCGGCAATAGCTCCATTGTACATCGCTACTTTATTTAAAGATGAATTTGTAGGTGAATAGCCAAGATCATGTAAAGCACCAGAAGTATTTGCCCAATTTGCGAAGTTTCCTGGAGTAACGGGCAATATAATTTCTCCTGGAACTGAAGCAGCCGTAAGCGTTATAATTCCATCTGTTAAAGAGACCGTAAAAGCACCATAACTTCCCACTTGGGTTTGCAAATTGAAATTATACAAAATTTGCAAAATATCGGTAGATGATATTGGATAACTCTGTAAATCTAAACTATTTAGATATCCTGCAGATGTTATAGTATCTAAATTATCGCCGCATACCATATATTTAAAATTAGGAACAACACCCGTCGTCCCAGTTAATGGCTGTGGCATTTGATAAATTTTTGGGCTCATTTTATAATTCCTCATCGTAAAGTATTTTTTTCATGTAAACTACGGCCCTATCCCATAAATATTAAAAAGAACAAACCCGGGTCCTCCTGAGCCTCCTGTTTGAGTTCCAGATGCTATTCCGCAAGCTCCACCTCCGCCAGCGCCGCCAAATGAACCAGAGAATCCGTTACTATTAATATTTACTCTACTAACCCCACCAGCGTTGTAATTAGAATTACCACCAGCCCCAGACGCTACCTGACCTAAAACAGACAATCCATTGCCTCCTTGTTGGCCACGTGAAACATTACCGAATCCACCACCAATAATTCCATTACCTCCTGGGCCTCCGGCTGAAAATGAAGCCGCTGTATTTGCAACGCCGGTGGCTCCCAACCCACCAGATCCTCCAACAATCGTTGTGGATGGTGTAGGAGCAGGGAAAGTCAAAACTATAGTGCCGCCATTTGCACCATTTGCACTTCCGACACCGCCAGCACCAGCAGGATTTATTGTAATTTGAAATGAGTTATTCGGAATTTTATTGGGACCATCATAAATGGTCCAGGAACCTTGAACGACCGTACCAGCGCCACCGCCTCCTCCAGCTCCGAATGTGTTAGCGCCACCCCCATCAACGAATCCACCTCCTCCACCACCAGGTGCGCTTATATAATAATTTATATATAAAGCATTTGGAGGAACTGTAAAAGTTACAGTACCATTACTTTGAGTATAAGTGGATAATAATATAACATTTTCTGTATTAGCCCACTCAGACAAAGTAATCAATCCAGTCGAGCTATCAATTGAAACAAGAAAAATACCGTAAGATCCAGTGTTGGAATTGTTGGAATAATTATACAAAATTTGCAAAATATCTGAAGATGCCACAGGCTCTAATTGGGACGAGAGTTGATTAAGATACCCAGGAGTAGTTAAGGTAACTAAATCATCTCCAGATACCATAAATTTAAAATTTGGCAAAACTCCAACTGTTGCAGGAATAGGAGTCGGTAACTGATAAATTATGGGTGACACATTAATCTCCTTAATGAATTATTGTCTATCCCTTTCTAGGAGTCAAAGATCCACCGGCCCTTTTCCAATTCTTTTCAGATCCAGAACCATGGCCCCAACCACCAGCCATACTTCCTTTATGACCCTCATAATCTTTAGGATTTTTCTCACTTTTTCTCTGAAGAACACGAGAAATACCTTCTTGATGACTGTCATGAACTTTCCTATTGTCAATCATCCCTTCTTTTAATTTATATTCACTCATTTTTATCCCCTAAAAATTACCAGCCTTGCAAAGTTATGACCCCGTTGCCATCAATAGCCACGCCAAAAAAATTAAAATTATTAATAGAACCACCTTCTTGAGGATTGTAGCTATAAAATGCCATAATTTATCCTTACATATCTGCCAGTTCGTCAGAAACCTTTTTAACAGCAATCGGAACATTTTGCTCAATAATCGGGTCAATGCCGCTTAAAATAGGATTAATGATAGATGCCGTGATAGAGGATTTGGAAGATATGTAATTCTCCAACTTTTTGACCAAAGTTTCAAGTTCCGCAATTATTTGTGGCTCTTCAGAAATAACAATAGTCTCAAGGACCGATAAAAGATGAGCAATTAACCAACTTAGGACAATGTTCATTAATAACAATCCTTCATTTTTTTGCTATTACCCATATGGATAGCTGCTTTTTTACTTTTCGTTCCACCCACATCTGGCTTTCCAACCATTTTTTTGCTTTTTTCAGCAATTTTCTTGACAGGGCTCACCGATTTCTCGGTAGAAGCTACCGCCTTTTTATTATCTTTTGATTCCCGTTTGTTATAAGGCGTGGATTTTCCTTCTTTGCCTCTTCTTGACGTAACATCCATTCTTCTATCCTCACTAATCGTTGATGTATTGACGACATAACATTGGCTGTGGCTTCTATAGTATCCTCAAATTCTTTTTCTGTCATTTTTTCCTCTTTTTTCTTTTCTCGCCTGATTCTGAATATGCGATTGCTATAGCCTGAGATTGTTTTTTCCCATGAGCCATTTCCGTTTTAATATTATCTTTAAAGCCTTTGCTTCCTGGTTTCGCACTTTTTTTTAATGGCATCTAATCACCTCTTATGCTCAGGAGTCCAAACCTGCTTGTACATCTCACTACGTTGTTCCGAAGTAGCACCATCCAAATGTTTACGAACACCCATCTCAAGCTGTCTATCATTCAATTTGTACACACGCTTAATATCATTCCAAGGAGCATTTTTTAAATCTCCCCAGGTTGGTCCTTTAGCCATTTTTATCATCCTCTAATATTTTGTTTAAAAAATCGCGTAATAATTCTATATCGTCTTTCAAATGAAGACATCCACCCATAAAAGGCAGAACGCTATCTCTCTCATTGAATACCAAGCAAATATTTTCATTTTCATATTCCATCATCATTCCGGTAGTTTCTTCCTTATCACCGCAATATCCACCAAATATTTTTCCAATTGATATTTTAAGCATTAGCCATTTTGTCCTCTTTCGGTTTCGATGTTTTCATATGATGAACTTCAATTGCTTCTTTTAAATGAGTATGCGCCATGCCAAGTTTTTTCATTTCAAGTTCTGCTTCATATTTAGCACGCTCTGTTAATGCCTTAACAAGTTGAACACTGGAACCAGTTTCATTCATATGTATTTCAGCCTTCGTCTTATATTCTTCTAGCCTAATTTTCTCCATGTCCACAGCAAATTGAGCCTCATTCTTCTTAGCGTCCATTTGCAATTTCTGCATATCAACTTGTTGCTTAAGAATAGCAGGATTATTTTGCATCTCTTGTTGTTGCATTTGCATAGCCATTTGTTTTTGTTGCTCTTGTTCTTTTTGCCACTCATCAACCATTGATTTCAATTGCTCAAGTCCTTTACCTTCCATGTTATCAAGAACGAAATTCAATCCTTTATCGGCAATAAATTGTGCAAACAAAGGAGACATTCCCATCATCTCTTTAACCATCATAATGGTACGTGATTTCTGAACTTGGAAACTTGCTCCAGCTTTAACTACAACATTTAAAGGATCTGTATCAAAGTCAAAAGGTAGTCCATCGTCAGTGTTAATCTTAACAAAACTTCTCTTGCCTTCTTCATCTAAAATAGGAATAGTGCGTGGAGTGGTGTAATATTTAGGCAGTAAATCCACATAAACTTGCGACGCTCTTTGAAGTCCCTGCATAAATCCAACCACATAAGGCATTGCTGCCGAATTAGACTGCGTAGCCCCTTCGACAATGGCAACACCAGATAACTGATTGTTATTAATGCCAAGTGCCGCATCATAAGAGCCAAGGATTTGCTCCATTAAAGAATCAGCACCGCTAAATGCTTGGGCTATCTCAGGAGGCGCTGGAACTTTCTGTACTTCCCTAATGGGATTGCTTATAGGCATTTCAGGATTATTTTCATGAACGGAATTGAATACATAGACATTCGCCTTAGACGGATTCTCATAAGCTTCTAACAATCCTTCTTCTTTAGGCAATGCTTCTTTTGCAACCATCAATTTTGCTTGAGTTTCGTTTTCAATTTCATTTGCTAATGCAATACCCGCGTAATTTTTTAAACGTTGAGCTCCACGGGCATTATAAACATAAGGGCGACATACCTGCCTGACATTTCCATTTTTTGGCGTCTTAACCATGACGCTAGAGCCATCAACAAAAATCAATGGAAGCATCGTATAATCAGTCTGTTCATATTCAAGAACCTGATTGTCAATCACACGATACCTATCAATTCTATCAATTAGCGTTTTTCTCGGCTTTCCCATTTGAACCGGAGGCATTGTAATATCATTCCATTCATCAAGAAGCTTTCGATAAGCTTCCATGGTCATCACTTTGCCATTAGGATTTTCGTCATCACGAACTTTAACAATCGTCTTCTCACGCTTAACCTTTTCATAATAATCAGCAACCAGAATAATGGATGAATTATCATTGATGTATGACCAGTTGAATCCGGCAAAATCACGTCTAAAACTTAACGTATTGGTTGGGACATCTGGGAATTCTTCTTCAAAATCTTCTTTGCTCTTAGGAAAAAGTTCGGCACAAAACATTCCATCGCCTTTGTGAGGCAGTCTAGCTAGTTTATCAAAAACTGACAAAGTCGGCTCTGCACGAACAATATTAATCACCTGATCCATCGACATGGAATTTGCATAGTCGGTGTAAACTTTGAAGACAGAAAAACCACCGGCAAGTAGGTCTTTATATACTTCGTACCTTGTATGTTCATTCTTAATATCAAGCAAAACGTGACGAAGATGCTGCTCAACAACTTTCATTGTCATCCAATCCACATCATTTTGATTATCAGATGTCACATATATATCTGGCTCTTGCTTACTGAATTCACCAAGCAATCTTGATATTCTAGATTCTAGAATATTGAATTCTAATTGAGGTTTATTCATAGTTTGAAGAAGAGTAATTTCATCGCCAGTTAAATTTGATTCAAAGACAAAGCGGATGAATTCATTGTATCTGTCGTAGTTTTCACGGAAATAATCATGTGAATTACGAACGCGGTTTTTTATCTTAGATAATCGGTCTTGATATCGTTGAGCAACTTGCATACCTGCGCGTCCTCATTATGAAATTATTATTTATATGCCTTATGTCTCAATCTTTCAACCCTATTTTTAGTCGAAGTCAAGGAGTGTGCCATTTGATTATAATCTGTTTGGTTAGTATTTGCATGTATTAATGTTTTGTCAATAAGGGCAATGCGAATTGCATCTGCCAAAGTATCAGCGATATCGTCGTGTCGATGTGTTTCATTAGCGGTTATTTTACTCATGTGCTTAATGCACATTTCAGAATGGCGAGCATTTAAAGTGAAACTTATCTTTTTAGCGGCTACATGCGGCTGACATTCTAAAAATCTTTTCGTCTTATTTCCTGTCGCAGCGTTGCGAGGAATATCTCGTATTTGCATACCACGGATGTCTTTTAAAGAAGAAAGTAACGTACTGCCCGTGCTCTTTTTCTCGATAGCTGCTAACTGAGGAGGCATCTTATGCCTCATACATCCTGACCAAAAATCAATAAAGGTAGAATGTAAATCACAAGGTTCAATTCTTGTTTCCAAGCAATCTATCCAATGAAGGCCATATTCTCCGGTTTTTCTTCCCATATTTTCTATTTCATATAGACCGAAGAAACTAAAAACTGTCGCATCATTGTAATCCTTGTCTGTTTCTGCCGTATCTGCCGTGATAAAAGTTGCTAGCATTTGTGGTTCGTAATCCAAAATAATGAACCATTCATCTTTAAAGATTGCGCCACCCGCCGGTTGCGGATCTTGTTGCATCTGAGCAGCAAACATATATATATCTCGTTCCTGCCTAATCCGAAGCATCTCTAATGGAAATGCCTCTGGATAAAGAGCATTTCCAGCTTCGTCAATAGCTTTCAATATGACTCTTCGCCATTCATGACCATCTTCACCAGCCAATAAATAAGCAGCCAAATCTGCTTCATGTAGTCTTTGCCCAATGAATATTGTCGGAACATTTACGCCACGCGCACGCTGTTGAATTGTTTCTCTATAATTTGCGATCACTTTTTCTCTTATTGTTTCAGAGTGCGCCTCATCTGGCTTCAAAGCATCATCTATTATAGTTGCACCCGAAAACCTATCAAGTCCTGGTAGTCCGCTATCTCTCCCAGTTATGGCGCCTCCGGAACCAAATGCCGCTACTTGACCGCCATGTGTAGTCTGGAAAAAATCTTTAGCTTTACTATCAGATCGCAATTCCACATCAAACAATTCCCTATATTCCCGCAACATCATAATACGTCTAATTGTATCGGTATGGCTGGCTGCCAATGTTTGAGAATATGAGATGTACAAAAATCTAGAGTCTGGATATTTTGACAGGCACCATGCTGTCCACATGCTAAGCAAAGTGCTCTTCCCGTGTCCAGGAGGAACATTTATAATTAACCTGGTGGTCTCTAACCTAGAACATTTCATTAATTCTCTACATATAGTTACTATATGATTTTCTCTTCCAGGTGGGTTTGGAATTATAAAGTTTCTACCAGTCAATAATGGATAAAATGTTCTTGTGAAAAGGAAAAAGCTTGATTGCAAATCTGAGATTAATTGGGCATGTTCATTTGGGGTCATTTCGCATAGCCAAAAATTCTTCTTCAGTTGGGCGATTATCATGAATCAAACAATCACTCAGTATTGCTGCATATACATCAAGATATGGATTTAATAATTCTTCCAATTTTTTCACCATCTCTTCATTTGTATATTTTTTAATTATTGAATTATTCATCTACATCCCTCGGTGGTTCAGGAAGTGACATATAATATTTAACATGTAACCATTCCCGTGTTTTCAATGATTGCCATGCTAATCCATCAAATGGAATATAATAATCATAACAAGCCAATTCAGGAATTAATTTATGCTCTCTAAATTCTGGATAAAACTTCTCATGCATTACCAAAAATATTTCATAGCATAAACCATCACCAGACGGCAATCTATCACTACATTTTATCCATTTAGTCATCTATTTCTTCTATTTTCCATGAGATTATCACTGGATTCGTAGGGTAATTGGTGCACATAGAATTTAAAGCTATTTCAAACTTTTTAGCTATAACTTTATTTGTTTTATGTATCATATACAAATATTCCAAAGAAACATTACCATTATTATCTCTATATTCATGACCCAAAGGAATTCCTAATGACTTCCAAGAATCTTTATAAATTATTTTAGTCATCTATTTCTACCGGATCAGGTACGCAGAAATGGGTTACTCCATATATTTTCTCATAACTGGACTCTTGGCAATCCTCGCAATAATAATCATGTATCCATACATCGGGTGTATCAATACTTTCTAGACGAGCGGCATAACATATATTGTTTTCGGTAAAAATCAAACAAGTCGTGCTTGTCATAGGCTTATATTTCTTAACGCTATACCATTTCATTCAATGATTCTCCCACAATTATCTCCATAATGGAGATAATACTCCAATTCCCCATAACACCTTAAACAACGAACCACGCATACTTTAATTGGATCTACCGGGGAGTCGTGGTGAATTACATTATGTCTTCTGCAAGAATATTTATGACCATAAATAAAACAGATTATTTTATTGATTATCATTATTATATAACCTTATTCTTAACATATTTAACAAACCAAGCCGTCATAGCAGGAATCTTTTGCTCACCACTTTCATAATATTGATACATACGTAATGAACATTGTAATAATTCTGCCATTTCTGTTTGTTTTAATTCTAGCTGCTTACGGATTTCTTTTAGTTCTATGTTAGTCATATATGAATCTATTAAATAACCCACCGGTTTGAGGATACATTAAGCATAGCCTTGGTGGGTTTTCTTATGAGATTATAACACGCAATAACTGCATGTCAATATAGGATAATCTTCAATGCTGGCGTGGATCTTTATGAGACATGGATGATTAATTATATTTCACTGGAATTAGTTTTATTTAATTCATGGAAAGGAATTTTAAATGTATCCCTCCATTCCTCAGGAAGCAAAGATTGAATAAAATGATAATTTGCTTCATTATAAATTCGAACAACTTCTTTCCTTTCTTCCTCTGTCATTTCTTCGAATGGCTTCATTAAATATCACTGTTATTTGTTTTATTTAATTCATTAACCAAATCTTTAATCTTAGATAATGTTTCTTGAGGATTGGATTCTTCTTGTTTTTTGTCGCCGTATATTTTAGGGGCTAATTTTGAAGCAAGCCACTTTCTTGTATCAACTCTTAGTTTACATCTTTGAATGTGATCGCCATTAACTTTATACCCTTGAAAGTTACCATCATCATTCAAGGATTCCATCCAATCATTGCGAGAATCATCAGCTATATCTAAGATATCTTCTGTTAAAAACTCTATCTGTTCGCACTTGGCTTGTGCGTATTGGGAACGGAACTCTGGATATTTTCGACGCCAAATATTGATTGTTACCTTATCTGGCATATCATCATATAAGTCTGTTAATCGACGTAGTCCCATATCATGGGTAGCTACTCTTTCACATATTAACTCAACAATCTCGGGGGAATATTTTGTAGGTCGCCCACCAGGCATAATTATCTCCTACAGCATAAAAAATTTCTAGATTTATCGGTCATTTTTTAGCTCGCTAACTTCTTTCAGAAGTTCATTATAAGCATAAACCAATCTTTCATAGGCATTTGCATGGTTATTAATGATATTAGCAAGGTCCCTGTATTCAGGTAAATTACCTATCTCATTAATGAATTGAGTCACCTTTTCTTTAACGGACTTTTCTACTTCTTTAAATAAATCTGCGGATAATTTTTCTCTGAAGCTTATCTCTGGATTTACTTTCTCATATCTTTTAATAAGCTTATCACATTTCTCAAGGGCATAATCTATTCTTCTATAAGCGGCCCATATATCTTTTTCTATTTTAGACAATTCAACTAAAAGATGGTTTTTTAGAGCGCCATGTTTTCGAGATATCAAATCAACAATTTCTTCATCTGTCATAAAAAAACCCAAAATTGATCCTCCGGTTACGATTCGAACGTAACAACTACCCATACTTTCGTACAGAGCTCTGCCACTGAGCTACGGAAGTTTCTGAAACTCTTCATCAAACATTTTCACGGCTTTTTCTCTGGTGACTTTTGCGGACACCATAAGTTGAGCAATCGCATCCCGATACGTCTTAGACCTCTTATCAACTGGTACTTGCTTAGATTCGCCTTTTGTCTTAATTTCTTCATATTGGCAATCACAAGTTACGTCCATCATGCCAATACCTCGTTTTTTACCGGAGTTATTGCATTTAGGACAAAGCATAAGTTACCTTTAAATAATTAATGAAATTGTTAATACCATCTAAATAATCCCACAATGATTCAAAATCATCAAGCTTTCCATGGTATTTAATTAAAGAAAAGTTCACAAAATCTCTGGATAACTCTGTCAATAACTCATATTACCTTATATTTTTCATACATTTCAAGTGGTGATCAAATTCATTTCATTTTAGGAGAAACAATTTCTCATATTTCTATTGATTTAGTATGAGAAATGGCTTATCATGTTTCTATTGAGTTAATAAAAGGGGGTCAAAGTGAAAGATACATTAACGTATGAAGTTTTAGAAAATTACAAAGATTTATTTTATTTGCATAATTATAAAAAATGGTTTGTTGATTTATTAAGTAAAGAAAAAAACGAAGAAATAACTGAGCATCTGAAAATTTGCTTAAATATTTGCAATAGAAAATTGAAGGGTAGTTTTTACGAGAGTATTTAAAAAGGATTAAGAACGGAGATTAAAAAATGATAGTAGAAAAATTTAGTGCGCAGCAAATAGAATCGATAATAAATAAAGTAGTTCCCTTAATAGCCGATCCAGAAGATTACGAATTCTTTAGAGGTGTTTTATTTGTAAAAGCTGATTCTTGCAAAAGCAGCAGTGAATTTTCTTATTTTATTTCTAAATTATTAAAAAAAGGGAATTAAAAAATGAATTTATTAGATTTGAGATACATACAATCTTACAGCCCCAGGTGTGAATTTGATGGGGATTTTGATGGTGGAAGTTACACCATAAATTTTCATTATAAACAAAGTCATTGTGTTCATGAAAAAATAGAATACACGTTGAGAGCAGAGGATTATGAAGAACTAATTGATGGTTTAGAATATTTATTAAAAATACTTAAAAAAGGAAATTAAAATGAAAGACGTAACCCTATATAGCCTATGCGGAGAAGACCATTATGTTTTTGCAAGGATGAATGATGATGGAGAGGTAACCGTAGAGGTACAAGATGAAAATGACAATGTTGTTTATCAAGAAAAAAGCAACAGAGCGGCATGGGAGTCTTTAGTATCTTTCGCAAAAATGGTGATTAGGCAGGATGGGGGTTTAGATAAATGACAACAGAAGAAATAAAAATAATAGCACATGCCGCTGAATGGTGTTGTTTTTGGTTAGCAATTGGACTTGGTAGCATAAAAATTAGGGGTAAAAATGATTGATTACGAAAAATTGAAGATAGTCTGCCAATTAGCTGAAAAATTAAGTAGAAAAGATAAATGGGTGACGATAGAAATCGAATTTACGGGGCAAAATGGTTTAGAAAATTACGGACTGACAGCAACGAATGAGGCGTGCTTATATTTCGGGAAAAAAATCGATGAACTTATCACAACATTAACCGAATTAACTCAATCAAAATCTAAATATGAAATTGGTCAAGAGGTTTGGTTGATAGATTGCGATGAGATATGTACAGCAAAAATAAAATACCATAAAGACAATGATGAATATGTATTAAGTGATTGCAAAACGCTGGACGGATGGGATACAGGAGGCAATTGGAAGCATCCAGATAAATTATATCCCACCAAACAATCCCTAATAGACTCCCAAATAGAATATTGGAATAAATTAAAACTAGATTTCATGGAACCTAAAATGGAATTGAAAATAAAAATCACTGACCTAATGTGGAAATTCACCGAAAAATATGGGACCAAAGGACCAAATTGTCTCTATCCTAACTGCGGTAAAATATTAGTAAATGTCATAAATAGTTGTCTAAAAGAAGCCAAAAAACAAATCGGGTGCGAATCCGAGGATGGGATTGAATGCCAACATGAAAGGGACGGCGCAATATATTGTAATACCATAGCAGGATACAAGCGCATGATGACGCACCAAGGAAATTATGAAGACACCAAATATAAATGCAAAAAATGCGGAGAATATTACAAATGAGTGATTTCACTAAAGAAGAATTAAAAACCATCCTTGAATGGAGCCAATATCTATCGACCGAGCATGGTACAGAAGGTGACGAAGAAGAACGCGCCCTTGATTTGAAAATTAAACGAATAATTGATAACTATTGCGAGCATGAGTACATAACATTCTTGCAAGACCAAAACAATGAACCATTTATTGAAAAATGCATGGAGTGCCATGCGTTGAGGATATGCAATGATAATCAGTGAAAATAAATTATACGAGATAAAACATCCTTATTATTGTTCAGACAATAATTATTTTAGTCGTGAATGTACTTGGGAATATGGTTGTTGGGATGATTTTTATGAAGAACATCACGACGATGATATTGATATGAACTTAATATTTCGCTGGGATTGGGATGAGCATGAAGTAAGTGATGACGAACAATCCACTGAAAATATCCTTCAATTATCTGTGATAAGGCAGCGCAAAGGAATATTTGGGGTTTATCTAATTGCAGTTAATAAAGAAGATGAGCCTAAAATAAAAGAATTTTTAAAGCCTCATGCTGATTATATGAAACAACTATGGAGAGGATTTGATGATAATCAGTGAAAAACAAATCATGCAGTTGATGGATTTTGCTCACTACACATTTGAGAAATTTAATAACGGAGATTGGTGGCATGAGGAAGGACTCAAAATAGAGTTAGCCAACCTTCTTGATAAGATAACAACACAACAATCCGAACAACTAAAGGAAATAGAATGAATGACTGGTATACCCCCCAAGAAAGACTAAACAAGTCATATCCTTTAATTAGAAAATGGCTTGATGAAAATAATCATAAAGAAACATTGTTATCACAACATAATTATGTGCAAGAAATACTTGAACATATATTGATGAGATTAGATAAATTGGAACGGTAATTTCTTAAATATTCTTAACTAAAATAAGGAAATAAAAATGAAAATATATGGACTAATTGCACAAATAATTTTGTTATTGGCATCAGTAATATTAATAGCCACAGCATGTTACTACAATGATTTGTGGCTGTACATGTGTAGTATAAATTGCGAGATTTTATGTTTAGCTTTAATCATCAACGAAGGAGAGTAAAAAATGAAGGAAATAATCTGTGATTTACTAGCAATCATCTGTATAGCGGCAACTATCTATCTATTGATGGCCATTTTTTATGTGGTGGGTTAAACGAAAATGCGCGATGTGTAAAAAAAGAAAGGGTTCTAATGTAGTTAAATTTGAAAACGATTTATTCATTTTATGTGACGATTGTTTAAGGATTTTTAATTTTTTTATAAAAAAGGAGATTTAGCATATGAAAAATTTTATCAGATTACCGTCATTTACCCTGGGAGGATTTATGATTTTTAGATCTTTCTTTCTACTCAATTCATTTTCTGCTGAACTTATGTTTTCAGTAGGGTTGATGATTATTATATGGGCACTATATTTATGAATGATTTTAAAATAGGCGATAAATGTTGGACGTGGTCATTAACCGTATTTGGTTCTTATATTCCATTTTTTAGTGAATATGAAATAACAAACATTATTCATCAAGAAAATATAAGTTTTTGCTGTTTATATCATGAACATCAAGTTGGTATGGCTATGCCATTAGAGTTCATATTTAAATCTAAAAATGAGGCTATTGATGGGTTGATAAAATTAGTAGAAGGGTTAAAAGATGAATGAAATAAAAATCTCATACCAGGATTTCCAAGATATTTCAGTCTATGCTTTCAGATACGCCCTAGGAAGAACAACCTATGCAGTATCAGATATGGCAGAGTTTCTAATAAGGCATAAAGATGATTTATCAGAAAATTCTAGGTTTGTGATTAAGAGAGACATAAATACAGCCTTTAAGCGCAAACAATATGGCATGGAATGCGATAGGCACGAATGGGAGAAAGTTTTAGGGGAATTAGAATGAATGACTTCACAAAAAAAGAATTAAAATGGATTGCTACTTCGATTGCTGGATATGACTTTGATTCCCTGAGCATGGAAGGGCGTGATGAATTAATTGATGTGCTCAATAAAGTTTTATCTATGATAGATGAGTATTGTGAGCATGAATATAAAAAAACACTCTCAAAATCTGGTATGTATTTTATCTCTATGTGTCATAAATGCAGAGATGAGAAACCATTCCGATGAGCTATCTAGACATAAAATTCTGCTCTTCGGTGTAATTATTTTTTATATGTGGGGTTAATTAATGAAAAAATTAAAATATCTTATTTGTAAATTTTTAATTGGCCATAAATTTGGTGGCTACGAAATAAAAAAAGATCAAAAAGAAATTTTTTTGCAAATTATACCAAATGAATTTTACTGTGATAGATGTAATAAAGTTTGCCATGTAAACGAAGGTTGGAATTAATGCACTACCTAGACAGAACATTCTGCGCATCACCAAACTGCAAAAATGAATGTGGCAGAAAAATGACAGAAGAACAGAGAAACAGAAGACCTGAAAATATGCCTGTAAGTTACGCTTATTTTTGTGATGCTTTGGGTGAAAAGATTTCAACAACAAAAGGAGATTTAAATGCTAGTTTTAACGAGACGACCAGGTGAAACCATAGTCATCAACAATGAAATAACCATTGTGTGTGAAAAGTCAAAGAATCCAGGTCAAATCAAATTTGCAATTGACGCACCAAAACACATATCAATCCATCGTGGTGAAATCCAAGAGCGCATTAATAATGGCGAAGCGTGGGAAAAACCTTAAGCAATCACAAAATCAATTTTAAGGGCCTTTTTAGGCTCTTTTTTATTTTATAGCTATGTAGGTATTAATTTTTAGAGATCTCTTTAATTTATGCGGTCAATGCTTGTTTAAAGCGCTTCTTAGAATGCTGGCTAGCCTTCCCATGTTCTCGTTTCTTTCTTTTAAGCTTTTTTCCGTCTCTCCTTCAATTTTTTGCATGATGACGGGTGAATCCTGCGACTTAAGAGATTTAAATATCTCAGCGTCTTCATGAATCTGTCTTATTTTTTCTTTTTGATACTCATTCTCTTTCTCAGCAATCGATTGCGACGTAATACCTAAGTATCCATTCGGAATTTTCCATTGATTTTTCTTGTGGAGGCTCACCGCTACTCGGATGGTCTGTTCTTCTGGTTGGTCGGTCTTTTGGTCTACGTAGAACTCTATCTGCTGCACAATGTCTTGGGTTGGCTCTAGACCATGCTTTATTAGCTGGTTTTGAATTTGTTTTTGAATGGGTGAAAAAATCGAATTTTCCCCTTTGGATTCCTCTTTGGATTCTAATTTGGGTTCTAGGTGTCGTGGTGACACGGGCGGGGGTGTCATGGTGACACGGGTACCAGTGTCATGGTGACACGGGTTACTCTGTGATACTGGTGTCATGGTGACACTGGTTGTGGATAACTTTTCTTTGGTTTTTGGTAGAGAAATTCCACATAGCTTATATACATGTACTTGTCGCATCATATTGCCAGTCTTCATGATATGGCCTTTTATAATGAGAGAGTCTAATAATCTATAAATAGATTTTCTACTTAGGCCTGTATCTCTCATTAATCTTGCCCATGAAGGCCAAGCAACATGAAGATTGTTAGCTCGATTCGCTAAGGATAGGAGTACTAATTTTTCTGACGGGGTCACATCTTGTAAATCGAAAACCCAATTGATTGCTTCTATGCTCATAAATAAAAATCCCTCTATTTACAATGGAAAAAAAAGACAGCAGTTCGCGCATGAAAGTTGACATGTAAGAAATGTATGATAATCTACTTATCATATTTGACCTTAATCCCAAGGTTAAATTTCCCCGAGCTACGCTCAAGGCCGTAAAGGATGGTGGTACATCCTTATGGCCTATCACTTTATCTTAAAAATCAATGGTTTAATAGAGAAAAATGAAGATTATTTTTGATGAACTTTGTAGTTGTTTTCGTTGAATTTTTTCTTTGATATAGTAGTGTGACATAGGTTGCACTTATAAGCCTGAATTAGGCCAAAAAAAGTTCTGATAGGCATCCATTCGTGATCTAAACTATAGGAAGTACCATTCCTATCATGAAACACACAGTTGAACATTTAAGATCTCTCCCAATTGACATCATGTAATTCTGCTTTTAAACCTTGATTTGAAAGCTTTTCGAGCTTCATTTGCGTCTTGATAGGTATGTAACCTGCAATTCTCCAATTATAATAATTTCTATGATTCATTCCTGTTTTTTTATGAAATTGATAGCTGCTTCCAAAATATTCTTTTACTTCATCTAACGTCATTAATATTACTCCTGAAAATTGTTATTTTAAACTATTGACATGATAAGTCAATTCTCATATTATTAAGGTTCGGCCATCGCCGTTGTATATAAACTAAAGAGGAATAAAAATGGAAAAGCACGATAAAATCATAGATATCACCAAAACATTAAATCTTATCAATTATCAGATAGCAGAATTATCTCGAATCAAAGAAGAATTAGAAGCTCAGTTGAATGAATTATTAGAGCATCCTGAAGATGGTTCCAAGACATATGTTTGCGGAAAATATAAGGTAACAGTTTCTAGCGGGTTCAATTATTCATTGAATAAAGAAGAATATGAAATATTAAGTTCTAAAATTCCTGATTGTTTCAATCCTGTGAAAAAGAAAATATCTTATGAATTAGATAAGAGTGTGATTAGAGATGCTGAAAAGTATGGTTCTCAGGAAGAAGTGAACTTAATGGCTCAGTTTATTTCTAAGAAGCCTAAGAAGATTTATATTCGTATTTCGGCGGGAGTTTAATCATGGAAAGTAAGGGATATAAAGAATACAAAACAAAAAATGGAGAAATTAGATATTCTTCAATAATTATTGTGAACAGAAAAGTTTATCACTTAGCAAGTCATGATAATAAAATACTTGCTTACAAAGCCCATTGTGAAGCAAGAAGGCTAATAAATAATATGGGTATAAAAGAAGTTCAAAAAAAAATTAGAGATGAGACCTTAAGGTATATAAATTTTCAGGAAGGTAAATATAGAAATATTATAAAACATAGGAATAAATTTTACTTTAGATATATGAAGGATGGTAAAAGAATATGCAGCCATGGTTTCGATACACCTGCGGATGCTTATATGGCATATATAGAAAGACAATTAAATAATGTTAAGGAGTTTTGATATATGTCGAACCTAATCGTAATACTTGGAGAAAGTGGCACCGGAAAATCAACATCCATTAGAACTCTAAATCCAGAGGAAACTTACATATTCAATGTTCTTAATAAGCCTCTTCCATTTAGAGGCTACAAAAAACTGTACAACGAAGATAAATTAAATTGTCTCGAAACAGATGATTACAGAAAGATTAATACTTATATGAAGGCTATTAATGAAAGAAGACCTGAGATAAAAAATATTATCATCGATGACTTTAGCTTCTTAATGAACAATGAGTTCATGAGAAGATGCAGAGAGAAAAGTTTTGATAAATTTGTGGATATGGGCAGTAATATGTTTGACATTATGGAAACATGCAAAGAATTTAGACCGGATTTATTTTGTTTTGTTATGTGTCATACAGAAAAAGATCATGCCGGAATTATTAAGCCTCGAACCGTTGGGAAAATGACGGCTGATTATGTGGGAATTTCTGAACGTGTGTCGATTGTACTGCATACGCAAATCATTGATAGACAATATAAGTTTTTGACCCAACATGACGGAATTTGTGTGGCCAAATCCCCAATTGGCATGTTTGAAGAAATGTACATAGATAATGATTTATCATCAATTAGGTGTGTTATTGACAATTATTATAATTACGAAGGAGATGAGTGATGAGTTTTTTTAGCAGCCGAAGCGGCATGGAAATAACAGGTGATCCAAAAAATGCATTTTTGCAAGATTTTCCAGTTATTCCAGATGGAACAATGGCAAAGGCAATATTGCATGATATAGATATTTTAGAAAAAAATAACCCATCTTATGGATATCAAAAATTCATACAAATTACCTGGAAAATTAATGACGGTGATTTTTTCGGTCGAGAAGTTAGACAGAAAATAAAAGTTTTTAATGGAAAGCCTGAGCAGATAGATAGGGCCCTTAACATGCTGAAACTAGTTATGAACCTATGTAATCATAGATTTTCACATGATGGCGAACCTAGTGTACAAGATTTAAAAGGGATGATTGGTAAGATATGTGGCGTAAAAATAAAAGAATGGTCATTTCCTAAAGAAGATGGTTCAGGATTATTTACTGATATAAATTATGTCTCTGAAGTACATCAAGCACAAGGGTTTAATTCGGAGGTTGGCGTAAAGAAAGTTAGGGTTGAGAGTGCTTTTAGTAGGAATGCTGAGAGAGGGGAAAAATTTGATTCGGACATACCATTTTAGGAGATTAAAATAAATGAATGAAATAATTATTAATGGCGAAGTATATGTCAAAACCATTATTGAAAATGAAAATAAATATCATAATGCATCAACTAATCAGCAGGCAGCTATTGCCTTTGAATTAATGGGATACAAAATATTATCTTTGGTTGAAGGTACTAAAAATGGTCCTGATATGCACGTTCAAAAAGATGATTTGATATTAAGAGTTGAAATAAAAAAAGCAAGACCAATAAAAAGAAGTATGGCGGTTCATCCGATTGAAGATAATCGTAAAAATGATGATTTGGTTGCGGTTGTATTTCCATCTGGTTATGTATTTATTGAGCCAATGAAAGATTATCTTTTTAATTGTTCTGATTGTGGTACTCGTTCTTTTTTCGGAATTTATTAAAAAATTAGTTAAAACACACTAAATACTACTTTTAATTAAATTATAGGACCAATAAATGAGCGAATTAGTTAAAACAGGGAGTTTGACAAGGCTAATTAATAGTTCTATGAAAAATTTAGAGCGAGAAATTCCTAGAGATTACATAGGAGCAAGCTCTATAGGTAATCCATGTGAAAGGGCTATTTGGTATAAATACAAAGGACATGAGGATATTATGCTGTCTCCAAAACAACAGAGAATTTTTTCTGTTGGTAAGAAACTAGAGTCAATTATTTTGGATTGCCTAGAGAACGCGGGATTGAATTTGGCCAGAACTTGGTATGATTTAAAAGATTCTGAGGTAGATATTTTCAAAGGCCACGTTGATGCGATGTGGCTTTTTGAAGATGGCACCCCACGAGCAATCATTGAGGTGAAAACCGCTAGAGATTCAAGCTTTAATATATTTCTCAGTAAAGGTTTAAAGGAATGGTCCTCAAATTACTATGCTCAGGTGCAATCATATATGGGAATGTCAGGAGTCCATGGGGCTTATGTGGTTGCTCTTAATAAAGATACCAGTGATTTGCATGATGAACATGTGCTTTTAGACAAAGATTTATACGAACAGTTAAAATCAAAAGCCAAGCGGATTAGTGAGTCAGAAAATGCTCCTCCTAAGATTAATAATAGCCCTTTGTTTTATATTTGCCGCTCTTGTCCTTTTAAATTGGAGTGCCATAAATGAATGCTTGTGACCATGATTTTGAGGAAAAAGAATCTATAAGTACAAATTCATCAATTAAGTTAATCTATGATTATTGTAAAAAATGTAATGAAAGTTACTTTAAATCTATTATTTCTGATGGAAAAAAAGTTGATGATAATTGTATAGCATTTTACGAAGGAGGAACAGTGGATGTAATGCTTGACTCAACAGAGATTTTAAAATGAACCAAGATGAAGTTGATTTGATTTATGAGTATTTGCATGAGAATTATGAATATTGTGATGGAGAGTTAATTGCAATAAATGCTAGAAGTGGCGTTCCAGTTGGAAAAAAATTAGGATGTTTCGTTGCTACAAAAGAAAATAGAGCCTCATTTTTCTGCCAGATAAGCGTTAAAGGGAAAATTTATAGAACATATTTGCAATTTTTAATTTATATATTCCACCATAAGAATAAACCCAAATACATTAAATTTTTAGATAGTAATCCTGTAAATTTTAAAATAGAAAATTTAGAAAAATGTTCAGGGCTAGTGAAATTAAAATCAAAAATTATGAAAAATAACAAAACTGGAGTTTCAGGAATAATTTTTGCTAGGAAAAAATTTAATGTAAGAATTCATTCAAATAAAAAATTAATAAATTGCGGAAATTATAATAATTTGGAAGAGGCAAAAAAAGTTAAAGAGATTTGCGAGGAAATAATAAAAAAATATCCTGAAACAAATTCAAAAGAAATTAAAGAAAAAATAGGATATGTTGCGCCGACTAGAAAAAAAGGGGTTAAAAAAGGTTTTGTTTCAAAAATTGTTTTTAACAAAAAAAGAATTTATCTTGGGTATTACAAAACTAAAGAAGAAGCCCATCAAGCCTATCTAAAAGCAAAGGAGGAATATAAAAACCAAAAACATAATTAAAAATTAAATAACAACTAGGAGAAAATTTATATGAGGAAAATAGGGAAAATAACAGGAAGCATTCTGTTATGTCTATCAATAGAAGCTCATGCTGGGTTCTGGTCGAATACAGCCCACAGCAGAGCTAATTGTGTCAACAATGAATCAATCACTTGGAATGGTAGCTCAACTCACTCTTGGAGAGTGGTAAGCTTCCACAATTATGATTATAACAAACCAAGCAAAGGTTATCACTATATTGATACAGGAATGGGTTATACATGGCGACAAGCAGCTGTTCACTGGAATGAATC